ACTCCTCACGATATGCTTTATCGTCTGCAAATACTTCTATCAAATTTGCGTCTAATTCCATCGTATAGTAGTAAGGGCGTATTCCTACACTCATATCCCCTCTAAACTCTATTGTAGCACTAAATGTATCGTGGTGTAGTATCTCTACATTCAATGTAATATCCTCATCAGAAAAGCAGTAAAGTAGTGGGTAATTCTCAAACCTAATACCTATGAAATTATCAGATTGAACTTCTATAATTTCACCTACCCAACCGCTAACATTCAAATCAGTTCCTGTACTTGCGGTAATTACTCTTACTTTTTGCCCTACTTTGAAATTGTGTGTCATAAAATATGTGTTTAGTTTTGCCACCAATAGCCGCCTGAATTAACAGAGCGGCTCGGTGGGGGTGGTGTTAGATAAGTATTAAAGGTCGTAAGCCATTTCGTAAGCACTTTCAAGCATGTTATTAACATAGTACTTGCACTGCTTTATAGCAGCATCAGTAGTATCAAATAGCATATCAAAAAGTATCTCGTTATAGTATTCTGTATGCTCGGTAGCATTCATAAATGTAGCTTTGAATTTGCCGCCTACATGCAATGCAATCAAAACATCAAATCCATCTAATGTAATTCTTATAGCGTTTGCGTTTGTCATAAAAGACGCTTTTGGTTGGTAGTGTGTCATAACTGTTTGTGTTTTTGTTTTGTAAAAGTAATACACTTTGAATTAATAACCAAATAAAAGTACAACTATTTTAAAAATTATTTTCCCATCATTAATTCCGCTACCATTTCAGCCCCTTCGATTGTATCGCAATGGGTGGGGTTGGTGCAGTTTTTATCGTGAAATAAACCGTCTTGAGATTGTCTGCATAGTACAACATTACACCCCTCAGATAGTGGGTATATACGCACCTGCCAATCGTTTGCAGTGTGGTATTTGTAAGTTGGTGTGGTAGTGTATTCTAGCATGATTTAAAATAGTTTGGCTCTTTACCAACAACCCAGTTCATAATGTATCTGCAACCGCAATACTCAATAGTAAAATTTGGCTGATTACCGTACAATGCAAGTACTTTATCTTCATTCTCCATTGGTATGTTAGCTATCATTGGTAGCCCTAAATTACCGTTGTTAAATACGTTTATATAAATATCTCCGTTACGTATAATGTTTGTGTATTCCATAGTTAAAATATTTTAGGTAGGTATTGTTTGCCGTTAATGTGGTGTTCAATCCAATTGATAAACATAAAGTCTATCTTGCCGCTATCATAGCGTGCTACAAATCTATTCTCATTATCTTTACTCCATTCATCTAATACATACTGATATTGTTCACTACTCCAATCTTTATCTGGCGGTGGTGGTATTAAATTTTCTAAAGTGAAGTATTGTTGATACCTGCGGTCGTAATACGTGTTACCTGCTTTTATTGTGTGTGTCATAATATAAATTTTTAGTGTGTTTAATGCAGTGTGAGATGCTGCGCCCTGTGTGGTGTTAGTTAAGTACTGATACTCTTTTAATCTCTTCTATTGCTATGTATTCTTTCAGCTCAATTTCAGCCATCATTAAAGCCGTTTTCATTTCAGGGCTTTTGTAATTCTTTGCAGCATCTTCAAATGATTTGTAAATTTTACCGCCAAATCTATAGGCATGGTTATTAGTCATTTTAGTAACCGATACATAATTTGAGCTACCAAATACCCACATTATATCCCACATATTACCAGCTACTTTTTTAGTTGATGTGGCGTACATAGCATCTTTAGTTCTTAAAGTCTTGCAAGCGTTTTCGATTAAGTTTTTATTTGCGTTCATGTCGTTTGTGTTTTGTTACACAAAGGTAATCCATTATGTAATACAATGTACATTTATTTTGAGATATTTATTATTGTAATACTGCATAGGGTGAAAAGTAGTTAGTATTTTTGCATTGATACCAGAGCGATAGAACAGATGCAATGTGAGTGTCAATTCATTGCCAGTCTGACCAACTGATTACAATTTGACAAAATAAAAGTACCTGTAAGTTTAGCACCAAATGATTTAAAATCGGGGCGCAAAAATACCAGTTCGTAAAGGGGCTCTGGGGTTCGGTTGGTGCAGAATACTATTTAACATACCTTTACACTCAAAATATATATGTTATGGGCAAAATGAATGATGAGATATTCACCCAAATATGCGAAATAACATCAAATACTTCTAAAGGTATTCAAGTTATAATGCAAGATTATGATATAAGCGTTGGCACTTTTTGGAACTTTAAAGAGAGTTCACCACAGAGAATTGAACAATACGCACGTGCGAAGAATATGCAGTTACTTATACTTGCTGGTGAGATATTGAGCATATCAGACGATAAAAGCGGTGATGTATTAGATGGTGATTTAGGGAAGACTGGTAATAGTGCTGCGGTTAATCGTGCTAAGTTGCAGACTGATTCACGTAAATGGTTGTTATCTAAACTTGCACCAAAAGAATACGGGGATAAGGTAGCAGTTGAGCATGAGGGCAATGTAAATCATGTTGTTACTGGTATGAAAATAGTATAATGGCTACAACTAAGGCAATAGAATTAGTATTTAACACACAAGGGAACGAAAAGCAAAAGGATGTTTGTAGGGCGTGGCTAAATGATGAGGTAACTGACATTGTGTATGGTGGGTCAAAGGGTAGTGGCAAATCTTTTTTAGGTTGTTCGCTGATATTTGGTGATGCCTTTATGTACCCAGATACTCATTACTTTATTGCACGTTCTACCTTATCAGATTTGCGTAAATTCACTATACCTTCAGTGTATGAGGTATTCGGGATATGGGGAATTAAAGACACCATGTATAAGTATAACGGGCAAGATAACTGTTTTGTATTGTATAATGGGTCTAAGGTGTTTCTGTTAGGTGCTGATTACATGCCTAGCGACCCTATGTACATGCGATTTGGTTCTATGCAGATGACAAGGGGTTGGATTGAAGAGGCGGGAGAGTTTCACAGAGATGCAAAGAATAACCTTCAGGCAAGTATTGGAAGGTGGAAAAACGGGATATATAATTTAGTTGGGAAGTTGTTACAGACTTGTAACCCAGCTAGTAACTATTTAAAGTCAGATTATTACTATCCATTTAAGAGCGGTAAATTAGAGAGTTGGAAACGGTTTATTCAGGCTTTCCCACAAGATAATAAGATGTTACCTGCTGGGTATTTGGATAATCTAAAACGTATATTAACTAAAAACCAAAAGGAACGTTTATTATTTGGTAATTGGGAATATGATGATGACCCGAGTGTATTATGTGATTATGATGCTATCTGTGATGTGTTCACAAATGAACACGTAAAGACTAATGGCAATAGGTATATTAGTGCAGATATAGCTATGCAAGGGCGTGATAAATTCATAGTGGGTGTATGGGATGGTTTTGTGTGTGATGTGGCAGTTAGCGAGGATAAGAGCACAGCAAAAGGTATCACAGCTACTATAACTAGGCTAATGGATAGGTATAGTATAGGCCATAGCAGATTAATAGCTGATGCTGACGGGGTAGGTGCATTTGTTGGGAGTTATATTGATGGGTGCAAAGAGTTTCATGGTGGCGGCAGTGCCACAAACAAAGAAGAATATGCAAATATTAAAAGTGAATGTGCATATAAGTTAGCTGAAAAGATAAACAAACGTGAAATATATATTAAGTGTACAGAGGAGCAAAGGTTATTAATTATTGAGGAGTTGGGAGTGCTAAGGGCTGATGATGTAGATGCAGATGAACGTAAAAGGCGTATCATTAAAAAGGATTACATGAAAGAATTAATAGGGCGTTCACCCGATTATCTTGACATGCTGATTATGCGTATGTGGTTTGAAAGTAAAGACAGGGAATTTTTCGATATTTCTAGTTGTGATTATTAATTTAGTATATTTGCAAACATGATATTACCATTAACAGCAGCAAGGGGGGAGTTGTCAATCACATCTATACTACGTGATAGACCGCATAAGAGGTATGTAGAGGAGTTCCAAAAGTATTGCGCTCATACTACTATGCACATGACAGGTCTAGGGCTAGATAAGGCAATAGAACGCTTTGATTACTATGAAAGTCCCCGATTGTTACTGCTAAGGCAAAAGTACAGCCCGTCTAATGTAGACTTTTATTCACGTTTGCACAGACCAACCGATAAGATATTCAATGCAAAAGGTGGTAGTATCAATTACCTTTTACCCGATAGTGAGAAAAAAGTATTCACCGCTAAGATGCAAGATGTTCATAATGGATATTCTATGCGTAGGTGGATAGAAACATTTTGGCTACCAGCGTATCAGTATGACCCTATGGGATTGATACTTATGGAAGTTGGAAACGATAGCACATACCCTACTTACATTAGTTCGCAAGATATATGGGATGTACCCAAACCAAAAGGTAGATTTTTTGAGTATGTGGTGTTCAAATTGCCTAACAGAACTACAACCGAAAACTTAACAGGCTACAGTGAAACGAACACTAACCGAATGAACGCGATTACTGGTTACTATCGTGTTATTGATGATGCGTTCGACTATACTATTAAGTGGGAAAATGGAGTTGCAACGGTAATAGAAGATGAAACATACCCTAATTTTTACGGTAAAGTGCCAGCCGCTACAGCTAGTAATATATGGGATAATGTAAAGCAGTTTTATGTATCCCCCGATAACAATACATTAGACATAGCAGACCAACACTTACGTAGTAGGTCAGTGTTGGTTATGTTTGAACTACATCATGGCTTTCCATTAAATTGGCAGTATGCTGGGCGGTGTAATAAGTGTACAGGTACAGGCAAGCTAAGTGGTGATACGTGTGATAGTTGTAACGGTACAGGCAAGGAGAGTAAAAAAGATGTATCAAAGCTAATACTACTACCATTTCCAAAGAGTAAAGATGACCCGATTATAGATAAGCCAGGGGGGACTGTTGAGGCAGCTATTGACAGTTGGCAAGAGATGAAGCGCACTATTGAGCAACAATACAAAGAAGCGCACTATGCCACATGGGGGACTAATCAGATTGAAGATAGTAACCACCAAACAGCTACAGGTAGGTTCATAGATGTACAGCCAGTTAATGACATGCTAGGTAAGTATTCAGATGCAGCAGAGTGGGTTGAAACATGGATAACTAATAAGATAGGTGAGTTCGATTATCCCAATACTTACAAAGGTTGTGAGATTAATTTAGGGCGTAGGTTCTTAGTTGAGCCACCTGATGTTATAGCCGAGAAACTACAAAAGGCAATACAAGGTAAGATGTCATATTCATACATGAAAACATTATATTTTCAGTGGGTTGACAGTGAGTACAGTGGCGATGAGATGACAAGGCTAAGGCTAACAATGGAGTTTAAATTAGACCCAGCACCATTTATGAGTGTATTAGATTCACAATCTGCATTTGTGGGGAGTGAATTAGATTACTACAAAAAACTATATTTTGGGCAATGGTTGGAAACATTACCGTCTAATTGGTATTTTGTTAGTAACTTTGAAACCTTATCTAATCAGTTAACGGAGTGGGTTCAAAACAAAGTAGGTGAGATGCCAGAGCAAGAAGAACCCAACGAAATAGAAATAGTAGAAACCAATTAAAACAAATATAACATGCCAAGACCAAAGAAAGTAGGCAATACAACGTATGAGCCTACAGCACCCGAAATGGGCGAACAAATTGCAAAGAGCAATCCACACAAAAAAGCGTATGACCGCTACGAAATTAAGGCTAAAGCGAACATGGGTAGCAAGCCCGATGGAACAACGTACCTTAGACATTGGGAGTTCCAAGTACAGCTAATCAGCAAGGACAAGGGCATACCTTCTACAGGTATTATGTTAGAGCCTTACCGAGTTGAGTTTATGAATGAAAGGGCGCAAAATAGCAAAGTATGGATGCACGAAGTAGGGCAGCCAATACCCGAAACTATCATACGCAAAGTAGTGGAAGATGAAGACGGCAACGCAATATTTGAGGACACATTTAAATACAAAAACTAAATTACATTCACATGCCAATTAGTAAAAAAAGTATTGAGCAAATGGCTAAGGCGTTAGGGGTTGATAAGACCGCACTAAATGACGCACTAACAGCCGAAACGGATATAGATATTGATATACCCGAAGTAAAGGTATTAACACCAGATGGGCTACGCAAGCTAGAGAGTGAGAAGTATGAGGAAGGTAAAGAAGTAGGTGTAGAAATGGCTGTAAAGAAATACAAGACCGAAAACAATATACAATTTACAGGTAAAGGTATTAGCGACTTAGCGGCACACCTTGAAAGTAAATCAGATGTAGACGGTAGGGTAAAGAAACTACAGGAAAACCTAACAGCAGCAGAGCAAAAGGCGTTACAGTTTGAGCAGAAATTACAGACTGTAGAGATTGAGAATGAGATATACAACGCTATCCCAGCCGAGTATAACGGATTAAGCAAACGTGCATTGAAAGCTATTGCAGAGGTAGACGGTAACATTACATTCAAAAAAGAAGATGGTAAATTGAATGTGTATCGTGATGGTCAAAGAGTACGTGATGAGCGCACTCAGGCAGACCTACCAGCAGTAGACGTACTAAAGAACTTTTTTGAGGTAGAGAGGGGCTTTAAAGTTGCAGGTAGTGAGCCACCACCACAGCCACCAAGACAAGGGAGAGGCGGTGAGGGTACACCACCAAAGGCAGCAAGTGCAAGCCGTAAGCGTTCGGATATTGAAAAAGAATGGACAGCAGCTAATCCCGAATTAAATGTAACGGGTATGGAGTACCAAAGTCATTTTGCACAGCAAGTAAAGCAAGCGAAAGAGGCAGGGCAACCGATAGAGATAGATTAATGATTTCATGTGTGTTTAATTTGGGGGTTGGTGTTTCTACACCGACCTTTTTTTATTACCTTTGCTTAAACACAAAACACATGACTATTCAAGATTTACTCAATGCAGGGTTTAAGATGTTGATGCCACAAAATAACTTTATGTATGGCAAGGCTACACACTTAAATGAGATTAGAAGTACATTGCAGCCCGATTTCTTATTCACTAATGGCAATAAACGTATTGTAATATCTACGCAAGGTGGACTAACAGAGTTCCCAACAGACAACAGTATATACACTGATGAGCAAGTAGATGCTATAATCAAAGTATCTGAAAGTATGAAAATACATTTTATACAACTTAAAGACGGTGAAAACATAGTATATGAAAACTATTTTGGTGTGTTTCCTACTGATGATATATTGAATGAGTTTATCGCTTAACTTTACACATTATTGTTCACTCTTAAACCTTGCAAAATGGCATACGGTAAGAAGAAGAAAAAAGGTAAAATGTGCTAAATGCACTAGCCCACTAATTAACTTAGTGGGCTTTTTTATTCCATTATTAGGAATATTCCACAATTTGGAAAATAAATTTGTTTGTATCGGAAATGTTTACCTATTTTTGTTGTGCATTGTTCGAGATATGTAACAATGCAAGTCAACCCGCACAAGATACAGTGCAAAGTTCTTAGCCGAGATACAGGCTATTATTTTTTATTACTAACTAAAATGGCAAATTTTACTCCGTCAAACCTCCTGAAGGCACAGACGATGTTAACCGAGAGCTTTACCGAGCCTGAAATGAGGGAAAAAATATTACCTTCTATACAAATCGGTCTGAAAAATAAAGATGTACTGGTAAAAGGTGCAGAGGAACTACGCAAAAGAGAAGACAGAGCCGTTAGCGGTTATGCTATGATGCGTCAAGTACGTTCTACAGGTTCACAGCGTACCGCTACGCACACAGGTGCAAGAGGTGATTCAATGGAACTACCATTTACGTGGAACACATTTAGCGATACATTTAGTATTTCGCTAAAGCAAATGGATAACAACTTGTTTAGTTTTGAGCAAGCAATGATGCAGAACATTAAGAATTGTGTTCTTAACATACATAGTGCAATAGAAACTGCAAACATTACGTATCTACTTGCTGCAAGAAACCAAGTCGTACAAACTACTAATCCAGTAGGCGGATATGTAACTTGGAACGCAACAAACCACGTACATGAGATAGGTACACCATATAACAACCGTTTCACGCAACTTGCAAAGTCTGTAATGCGTTCTAACAAGTATAACGGCAATATGTTCGATGCAATATTCGACAATCAGATGTACACTAATGCAGAGTTTTGGGCATCTCAAGGTGGTTCTAATGCGCAAAATACAGCGTTTCAGTTCACAGGTATGAACATTAAGCCATCTATCGAACTTGCCGATAGTGATTACCCAGACGGTATAGCTTTGGTTATGCAGCCAGCTACATACGCTATGATACCATGGATACCTAAGCAAAACATCACAGGTTACGGTGATTATAACAGCTTTTTGGGTGGGTACGGTTCAATCATTGACCCTATCACTAACCCTAACGGTATCTATAGTGGTGGTCTTGTATTCGCTGTACATGGTTACGCATTACGTGCCGATACATCTAGCGATAACGGTGTTGAGCAAGATAACTTAATGCAGTTTGAAATATCTGTAGACGTTGCAAATGCACTAACTCCGCTATCAGTAGCTAATGAGTCTGTAGTGTATGCTTTCGGACAGATGTAATTGTAAACAATTTTAATAACATTATCAATCAAAAACAATGAAACAATTTATAATAATTGCATTGCTTTTTCTTAGTTTGGGTGTAACAGCCCAAACTACGAGAAGTGCAGCGTTTAAGTCAGTGACCCCAGCAGGTACGGTTAAAACGCTTGATACTACTACCAATACAGATACTTCGTATTTGTGGAACGGCAGAAATGACCATAATCAGTGGTCTAATGTATCGCTACAGTTTGTAAATACTGTAGCAGCAGGTACGGTAACAGTAACTATGATAGTGCAAGGTAGCAACGATGCTACTACGGCTGTAAGTGGTAATTGGTTTACGCTTAAAACAAGTACAGCACAACAGGTAACAACAAGTGATACAGGTACGGTTAACGCTACTCAGTATCTATTTAACTTGCCTAATTGTAACTACAAGTATTTGAGAGTGCGTAAAATTACAGGCGGTACGGGTACAAGTTCAATGACTGGTACATATTACCTTGCAGCACCTTACAGAACAAACATAAACTAAAGTACGTGCCAAACATTAGATATACTAACGGGATAGATTTAGAAGTACTGCTACCAGTGTTGACAGACCGTAAAGGGTGGAAACAACCAACGGTAGCAGACTTCACACCCGTATTATCTACGGCAGTAACTACGTGCAAAAGTGGCATGTATTACAACTTTGACCATAGTAGTTGTAGCCCCGTAAACATTTGGAATTGCCAAGAGGATAACGAAATTACAGATGCTAACCTTAATCAATTCTTACTTGACCTAAAACAGCAGGTAGCAGTTGAAAGCCTTGTGAATGTCTTTCGTGAGAATAACCCCGTTGAGCCGTCTAAGATACTGTTTGAGAAACAATTTAGAACTCAATACAGAGATATAGACAATTCGGGTAAGTTTTGCGGTTGGCAGTTGAAGTTACCTGAAGGCAACTATGCACCAAGAATAGAGAGCATAATGCTAACTATGAATATCCCTTGTGATGTTACATTGTATGCCTTTAATGACTTGAAAGCAGACCCGATATGGAATACTACCATAACCGTAAATGAAGCCTACAATCAAGAGTCAACCGTAATTGATGACTTGATACTTTCTAGGCTAAACAACCTTTACAAAGGTGGTGTTATATTCTTTGGGTACTTTCAAGATGAACTAGAGGCGCAAGGTGCTAAGGCGGTAGATGTGTATCTTAATTGGTGGGAGCAATTTAACTACGTTGGGTATCAAGGTTTTGAGGCGGTATCGGATTACGCTAACTTAACTTTTGTACGTGACCAATACTTTAGCAACTACAAGACTTACGGATTAAACTTAGAAATATCTACAAGTCGAGATTTTACCAATACAGTAATTCGCAATGCACACGCTTTCGACAAGCTACAAGGGCTATTAATGGCTGTTAAATGCCTTGAATTGCAGATGAATAGCATAAGGGCTAATGGTGAGCAAAGAACGGTTAGAGATAACTACGAAGTACTGTATAATGAGATTGAAGGGCTTAAAGGTGGTGAGGGTATTCCGTATAGGCAAGGGCTAAAAGATAGGGTTATAAGGGAGGTTAAGCGATTAGAGCAAACGTTCTATCCTAAAGATGAAATGTTTAGTTCTATACCACCCGTAAATGATTGGATAAGCTATAATACACGTTGGGGGCATCAGATATGATACACTTAGTACCACAGCCAAACGGCATAGATTACCCTATTAGCAACTTGCAAACGTTGCTGTATGAAACATTCTATGTGATGTGGGGCGAAAGTGGTATGACTGGTGAGAATTTTGATGTTTTTGGTAGGACTTACAGAAACAGTGTAGTAGATGGATTTGTACCACAGTGGTATAAGTCGGGAAAGGATTACAGTACAGATATGTTCTTTAATGACAAAAAAGCGGCTGTAATGTGGTTCGGTTTAAATGACCCTACACAAGTTGAGTATGAGCGTTATGTTTATAATTTGAGTCTGTATGTTATGGTTAATCTTGAAAGAGTGCGACCTATAAACGGCAATCAGAGAATGGATGAACGTGTAATACAAGATGTTTGTAACTTCTTAGTGCCATCGTGGTATGGTTTTGTAGTAAAAGCGGTAGTGCGTGATATTGATAATGTGCTAAGTAGGTACAGTGGCAGTAAGCGTAAATCAGCAACTACAGATACTAACCATCAGCCAAAATGTTGTTTTAGAATTGACCTACAAAATGCGATTGACATTAAGAACTACGATTGTGTTAGAGATATACCAAGACCTCAATATTTTTACGCTATGACAGCCCCTATAACGTGTGTGTTTAAGACAGTGCCAAATACAGCACTTACACAAACCCTTTGGAACGGTGTAAAGATACAAGTGGAATATCCTACAGGCAGTAGTGTAACAGTGCCACATTTGGTAGGGCGTGATGTGTTTCCCGACCAACTGTATAACTGGACACCACAATCTTTGCCTTATGACGCAACAACAGGAACGTTCACGTTTAACTTTCAAGACGGGGATATATTAAGAATACAGTACAATGAAAATCAATAATTAACTAACAATTTAAATTTAATAACAATGAGTGTAATCAATTTAGCAAACTGCAATAGTTCAACAAACATAGGACTATCAGAATGCGTAAGCAACAGAGGTATATTCCGTTGGGCTGTAGCAGTGCCAAAAGGAACAAGTATAACAGCAGCAACAGCATCAAGTAACAGCGCATTTAATACCGCTATTACGGCACTGTTTACCGCTAATAGTAGAGCAACAAGGGCGTACCTATTGCCATCATTTACAGCCGTTACAGACAATACAGGCGATGCAGTAACAGAGGCGCAAGGTAACTTTGACTTCGTTGTAGCGTCTAAGCCTTACAACTGGTCATACCGTATGAACACAGATGATTGCACATATAAAAATGTGTATAATCTGCTAAGACTTAAGCAGTCACAAGTTGACATTTGGTTTATTGACGACAACGGTAATGTGTATGGTACATTAGTGAATGGTAATGACTTTGGTGGTATTCCAATGGCGCAGATATTCACACCTGACCCAACGCAGAAAACAGACAGTGCAAACCCGATGTACATGATTAACTTCTTGTTGCAAAACAATCAAGATGTAATCGTTAATAGTGCGGTGGTATCGTCTAATTTCAGACCTAACCCAGCTACAATGGGATTGTTAGATGTGGTACTTGCAGAAGGTACAGTAGGCACTACATCAGCTACAGTATTGTATGTTAAAGGTACATTCGCATGTGGTGGTGGTAATATCGGTGATTCTTATGGTGCAACGCTTAACGCTGGGGCTGCATGGAGTGTAGTACCTGCCGCTGGGGGTTCTGCTATCGTTCCATCGGGTGTTACTTACAATTCTACTACAGGTGAATATGCTTTGACTATCGCAAGTACACCTGCTACATCGTTGATAGTTGGACTAGCGGCACCGTCTGTATTGACTGTATCACCTTACTTTGTATTTGCAATCACAGAAACAGCTAACAAGGCAACAATTACAACTCCGTAATCTATGAGCGATACAATAAGCATTGAAGGTTTTGGTTGGACTAAATCAGTCCACCAAACCTTTACCGAAAAGCAATTTGTCGATATGTATAGTGGTGAGGGTTACGACCACATTTACCCATACATGAGCAAAGAGCAAAAGAAAGCTGCACTTAAACTCGCATACAAGGCATGTGTGCCAACACCGATTAAAGCCCCTAAAAGGGAAGTATTCGGTACAGACGAGGAGTAGCAGCAATTTATTTATGAATGAATAACCCCAATGATGTAATATTGTTGGGGTTATTTGTATATTTGTAAAGTGGCTACATTCTCCGAGATGCTTAAAAGGTTTCAATCATTTGACCCAATAGCGGCAACGGGCGATGCTATGTTAGAGAATAAAGAGCAAATAATAGGCATTAACCAAGATGAATTGTATGAGCGAGGTGTAGGTAAGGATGGGCAGAAATTACCCCCCTATTCGCCACAATACGCCAAGAAAAAGCGCAATCCCGACATAGTAGACATATACCAAACTGGTAGGCTTTATTCACGAATGAATTTACGTGTAGAAGGTAACGAATACGAAATAAATAGCAGTGTTCCGTATAGTGTGTATGTGCAAGAGAAACGACCTACTATTTATGGATTGAATGAAATAGGCAAAAAAGAAACATGGGTTATTATAAAACCTGACTTTGTATATAACCTTAAACAAGTAACACAAACAACATGAGTTGCCCTGAATGTATAAAAAATGATGCAGCCGAAAAAGCACAAAAACTTACTAATCTTTTACCTCGCTTTAGAAATGAAGCAGCTAATAAAGGGCTTACTGAATTTGCCGTTATTGAAACGGTTAACAAAAACCCACAATACGGATGGAGAGAAATCGGACACGAAGACACAACCCGACTTAAAGTCGAAGGGTACTATATTGTCTATTAGAGAATTACCACTAAAAACATTTATAAATGGAGTATGTTACGGTTCGGAGTTGCCCAACTTTGATGATTTGGTATGTGAGTATTACAGCATTCGAAATGACCCACACAGTAAGCAGTACGTACTCATAGTATCTGCAATGAAGGCTATGCAATTTAGAGCGCAAATAATAGATAATATTTGCCGTTGCATAGTAGTGTGCTATCATGAGGACTTAGCCCAAATATTGAGAGATGAATACCCACAATTTGCATTTACGGAAGATAGTTATGTGCAAGATTTGGAGTATGTGCCGAGAATTGAGAATAACAACAAAATACAATTTGACAAGCTAAAAGCGCAGCTAGACAAGTTAATGGAAGGTAGCGAAAAAGAAGCTACACCCGAAAGTAAGTATAAGGGGTTTATTTCACGTATCTTTGACATAAATGAAAATGCAAAGTATCAATGTATTAGCTTAGACACTAGCAGTACTTATGATTTTGCTATTGCATTGGAACGATTGGAAAAACATATTGAATATCTTGAAGCGCAAGCCCAAAAAAATAAACAGTAATGGCAGATTTAGTAAGTGAAATAATAAGTCAAGGGGCGTTAGACCAACTAGAGTTAGCTAATGCCCAACTAGAGTTAGCGGTTAAAAATGTTAACAATGTAGCAACAGCCGCAAAGGGTATTGTCATTGATTTTAAGGGGGCTGGTAATATCGGTGAACTAAATGCAGCAATGGCAAAGCAAGCCGAAAATATTAACACTATTACTGAGGCTACAAAGAAATATGAGGCGGCAGTTGATAAGAAACAAAGGGCTATTGAAATAGCAGAACGTAATGAGTTGCTAGGCATACAAAAGGTAATAGCGGAACGTGAAAAGGCGGCTAAACAAGCGGATTTAGATGCTGAAACAGTACGTAAAAATGCAGAACGTGAAGAAAAGGCACTTGCAAAACTAAACAACGCTTACGAACAATTAAAAGTACAATATAAGAAAGCGGCAGATGAGGCTAAGAAATTAGGTGCTGAATTTGGGGTAACAGATGCAAGGGCTACAGCCGCAGCAGGTAGTGCAATGAAGCTATATAACAGCCTATTAGCGGTTGAAAAGTCAGTAGGTCAGGCACAAAGGCAAGTAGGGCAATATAATCAGGCTGCATTTGCAATGACACAAGTATTGCGTGAAGCCCCAGCATTTGCAAATAGCATGGCTACTGGCTTTATGGCAATATCGAATAACATACCAATATTGGTAGATGAAATTAAAGTATTAATAGAAAAAAATAAAGAATTAAAAGCTAGTGGTGCGGAAACTATACCAGTTTGGAAAACGTTAATGGGGGCTATCACTTCACCAGTTGGGCTTATTACCATTGCTACTACTGCATTAACTTTCCTTGCTGCTAAGACTGATATATTTAAGTCATCGGCAGATGAAGCGGCTAAAAGTGCGGAAAGTTTTGCCGATAAACTTAGAGAATTAAAAGAGGCTGCAAGTATTGATTATTCAACGCAAATAACGCAAGCCGAAACATTACTTGAAATACTACAAAATACTACATATGGCGAAATAACAAAGCTAAACGCATTTAAGGAGTTGCAAAAGCTATATCCTCAATACCTTGCAAACATAACAGCAGAACAAGCACTAAAGGGTGAAGCTAGTAAATTTCTTAAAATAATAGATGAAGAAATAGGGCTAAAAACAGAACTAGACGAAATAGAGAAAAGAAGGAATTTGTTAATAAAGGAAAGAATTAGTTTACAAAATGAATCAAATAAACTAAATCAACCTAGTTTTATGTTAGGGTTTATCCCCGAAGATAATACAGATAAGATAGCTGAATTAGGGAAAAGAATAAAGGACATAGATGACCAAATAGCCGAATCAATAAAGCAAATTAAAACATACAAAGCGGCTGTATTATCTTTCCCAACAGCACCCGAAAAAGGCAAAGAACCTAAAGCCAAAAAAGAAAAAGCAGCAAAAGATACTACAGCAAAATCAGAAAGCGATTTAGCTAGGGCTAAGTATGAAAGAGAAAAGCAACAAATAGAACAAGATGCACAAACCCAAAAAGACATATCTGAAAATATAAAACTAGAACTCAATCATCGCTTAGATGGTTACATGGAGTATCAGTCTGCATTATTTCAGTTGTCAATATTGGAACGTGATTATATTGTAAAGCAAGAACAAGCAAAAATAGCCGAATTACAGAGTAAACGTAAAGATGCTAGCAAGTCAGAACAAGAGAGCATAGATGACCAAATAGAGGCAGCTAAAACACGTATAAAAACAGCGGAAGAAAAGACCGCAGGTGAATTTATAGACATTGAAAAGAAACAAGCGGAAGGTAGGCTTGCAATTATAGAGAGTGCAAACGAAAAGTTTATAGATGCACAAAAGGAACTGCTAACTAAACTTACTACAGGTGAATTGGCACTATATAGCCAAGAGATTGAAAACCTTAAAATAGCCTTAGATACTAAAGAAATAACAAGGCGTCAATATAACAAACGTTTAGCAGAAGTACAGAAAAAACAGCAAATTGCATTTCTACAAGCCGAAATAGAATTTGATGAAAAGATATTAGCTAATTTATCGCTAACGGCAGAAAAAAGAAAACAATTTGAGGAGAAGTTAGCGAAAGATAAAGAGGCAAAATTAAAAGCCGAAAAGGGTGTAGCCACGCCACGTAAAGGCGGTTCAAGAATAACAGATAGTGTTGCTAAATTATTCGTTCCCGAAGATATGGAGAACGAAGAGCAATACTTGCAAGAGTTCTATGATAGGACTGTAGAATTGGCAAATCAAGCAGCTAATGCTATTATTGAAGCTAAGAATAGACAGTTTGAGGCGGAAAATGCAAGGTTAGATGAACAAGCCCGTAAGATAGAAGCTAACTATACCGAGCAATCAAGATTAATAAATGCAACCGTAAAAGATGAAACGGAAAGATACAATCAACAGCAGAAACTATTAGCGCAAACAGAGGCGCAACAAGCCACTATTGAGGATAGAAAACGTGAGGTAGCACGTAGACAAGCGGCAGCACAGAAAACGGCAGCAATAGCGGCTATAATCCAAAATACAGCTATAGCTATGGCAGGTGCATTGAAATATGGAAAAGCCGCACCAGTTATAATGGCACTAATAGCGGCAGCAGGTGCGGTACAATTAGCGGCAGCAGCTAACACACCTATCCCAGCGTACAAAGAAGGTACGACATATCACAAAGGCGGTAAGTTTATCGCTGGTGATGGTGGTGAAAAGGAGTTAATTATTGCACCTAACAAAACACCTTATTGGTCAAACAGTATTTCGACCTTGTATGATGAGGCGGAAGGAACTAAAGTAATACCAAAATCAGCGATGCAATACGCAATGGCTAACACTACTAGCAACGTAGGTAACATTTCAGCCGCATACGATGCCCGTAACAGTGCGATAATTGCAGAAACGATAGGTAGTATAGTAAGCAGGGAATTTGACAAGACAGGGCGTAAATTAGCAACCGTAATAGTCAACAGCCAACCGAAACAACATCAGACCGAAAGTGTAGCAGATGAATTGCGTAAAATGAGAAACCTACAAGGACTATAAGCATGTATAACGATAGATTTAGAATATCATTAAGGGCGGCAAACGGCAACTATTATAGTGCAGTACAGGCAACTGATAACACATGGACTGTAACAAATGGCGTTAGTGCTGCATATATAAAATATTTGCCTAAAGGTTGGGATGAAACGGATATAACGTGGGAACGTAACATGACCTATTATGGTGTGTTTCGTTCACAGACGCAAAAGTTCCAATTTAGCGAAGATGCAAGGGCTATATTATTATCTATACTTGCTGATAAAGGTGTTAACGGTTATTGCCGAATGACCATAGACATATACAATGAAAGTACATTACTATTTGAAACTTTTTACACTTCGCAAATTGATTTGTCGGGGGCTAAGGATAGTAAGCGCACTCAATTAATGGTAGTTGCTACTTTAGATAGTGAACTTTATGAACTGCTAAAATCTAAAGCACAAAGCGAGTTTAATATACCTTTTTGGGTATATAGTGGTGGTTCATGGTTAGTTAACGCAAGTGCGGTATTCCTACAGCATACAGGGATTAAATTAAGGTGGCAGACACAATATGTAAGTGCTGCAACGGCAACGAATTTACTAGTCCCACCTGCTGCTGGTGATTTAGCTGGTTGGAATAGAGGCTCAAGAACTGATAGTAGGCACTGGATACCAGCAATGAATAAATTTAATGTTGCACAAAATAACGGTACTACTACTTTTATAGGAAACGATATACTTGAAGTAGTATTGCCAGCAAATAACCAACCAGCGAATTACAATAGAGATTTTAACGGCTCTGCTGACATACAGGCGTATAGCAGAAACCAATGTTTAGTAAAGAATTTAATTGATAATGCGGCAGGTACTGTTGATTTACTTGTACGTGTTGTAGGTGAGTTTGATGGTGCATTTGTATATAG